GATACATCGTTCTGAGTTGCAACGCATGCCGTCTCAGTAGTTTGAGTCAGGTCGATGCATGTGACCTCAGAGTCAGATACCGTAATAGTACAGCTCGCGGGCTTACTGACATCTATAGTCCCCGCATTCTCTATTACGACTGTTATTTCTGCATTAGACGAGAGTGACATCTTCGTTCACCTTGAAGGTGCCAAACAAGTAGGTTTTTACTGTGCTGTTATCTGTGTTCTGCAAGTCATACACAAAAAGACCGAATCTATAGCGGCCATAACAGTAGCTACTGCCTGAACAGTAAGTTTTGAATTGGTTTCTGTTCCATTGGTAACTGTGTAACTAAAACTCGTGTCCTCAATGATCGCAGTTGCTGATGTATCAGTTTCCCGAACATCCATAGCCCAACCGCTTGTAGGCATTTCTTTCCCGAAATCCAGAGCAAGGGTAAAAGTATCTCCCTTTCTACAAATGATATCCAGCCTGGCGGCGGTATCAAGATTAACTGTTGTCTTGCTGGCCTTGCTCATTTTGTATTGCTTGCTGTATTATTTGATCAGGGGTCATTGGCCCTTCTTGCTGTTGCATGGGCTGAGGTTCACCTATCTCCCCTCTAGTTCCTTGTCTCTGTGAGATTAGTTTGCTTTGATCTGCGGTCTGCTTACCAACCCGCATGTCCTTTCGGTCCTCCTTGAAGACCTCCAGTTTCTCCCTGAACTCCTGGTCATCGGTCTTGAATCCAAGTGTGGCCTGAGCCTTCATGATCTCAATCTCCTTTCTGTGCTGATGACGAAGAACTTCGAGCTGAGATTCAAGCTGAGCCTTTAGCTGCATAGCTTGCGCGTCGATCTGAGCCTGCATCTGCATCTCTTGCTGCTTAGCTTGTGATGCCGCCTGAGTAGACTGGATCTGAGCCTGTGACTGCGCTTGAACGTTTTGCTGGGCCATTTGCTGGTTCCTAGCAATCCTTTTCTTTCTTCTTACGATCAAAAGGCGCTCTGCCTGATTTACATCCTTGAGCTGCCTTATCGCTATGGCGTCCTCGATGTCTAACTCCTTTTGAGCCAGAGACGCCTGTATGTTTTGTTCGAGATACTGCTTCTCAACCTCCTCCATCTCCTTGACGACCGTAACTCCGAAGTTGTACATGGGGAGGTCAGAGAAGGTGTTGAGCATAGAGACGTTCTCCTTACCTATGGCGTTCTCATACGCTCTGTACAAGATGCTTCCCCTGGGAATCACTTGGAGACACTTGACAATGTCAGAGCAAACCTTCTTGAACAGAACCATAGATGAGTTCGTGATGTCGTAGATGGCGTTGTTTCCAGCCGCGATAGCCTGCTGCCTAACACCCACGAGTTGATCGCCTTTCGGGGTAGAGGCGTCCATGGCCTCGTTGATTCCCGTAGCATCCCTAATCAGCCTCAGGTAGTGATTGTAGAGGTTGATGAACTCGTTGATGTTCCGTATGTTGTTACCGATTTCCCTGATGGGAGGGTTCTGGAAACCGCCTTCGGGATTCTTGCTGCGGTAGTAGAAGACACCCGTTTGTTCGTAGATGTCGTGGAGTTCGAGAGGTTGGAGCTCACCCCCTTTGCCGAGCTGAACGTTCTCCAAACCCTCGATATCAATGATGATGCCATCGGGCTTTGCTTTTGCTATTGCCTGTTGAATTTTCAGGTGCGTGAGCTGCAACTGGTCTGCGAAACCAATGCAACTGTCTACCATGGACTTCGGAATATTTCCGTCAAGATTAGTAGCAACGACAGAGTAAGAAAGATTGGTACGACTAAGGTCATGTATGTTTTTAGGGACGTTCTTTTTGATTCCGTAATCAAACAGCTTGTCGCACCCCATTATATATGACCCTCCGTACACAGCCACATTCGGCATCTTTGTTACAGACCTTTTGTATACTGAGTTACTTGGGGCTTTGTAGTTCTCCCCCTTTTGGTAGAACCCAACATTCCCGTACTTGCTCTGCTTCTCCTCGAAGACCATCATGTCTACAGAAAGGAACTCAAAGTCCAAGACGTCGACCATGTACTGGTCGTACTCGTTTCTACCCTTACTATCGTTCAGGTAAGCCCGCATGGCGGTGGTGTCGTACTGGTACCTTTTAGCTACGGTCTTGGCGATCTTTTCGTACTCATCGTCGGTAAACTGGTCCCCAGCAACCCTTCGAAGCTCCTGCAAAGAGATTCTCTTGACATGACCAGCATACACGATGTCCCCAAAGTTGGGGTCTTCAGTGTAGCTGTGAACGAAGTTTTTAGGGTCCACGTAGTCGACCTTGATTCCGTAGTTGGGGTCATTGCTCCTCTTAGTGACCGCCATGCCCAGGGTGGCTATATCATTGACGCACCTTCTGTAAGTAGAATCGTTGAAGTCGTTCCACTTCAGGGTCATGTTGGTGGCTACCTGAGCCGCAACCTCAGAGGCAGACTTTATGTTGGTTTCCAGAAATATTTCAGCCTCCTCAAGGGTTTCAGGTATCTCCTGACCTTGAGTCAGGTCTACACCTACCTTGTCTTTAATCTGAGAGATCTTATCCTTGTTCTGGACAAGCATCTTCACCTTTCTTCTCTCCGCGTCTTTTTCAGAGGCTGAGAGGGGGTCGACGGCTTCTAGGTTCGGGTACGGATCACTTGATAGTATCTTGTTTACCACGATCCTGACAAACTTGGGCAAAATCGGGACGGGAGTAAAGTCAAGGTTCAAGAAACTTCCGTCGTTGTTCGACGGGTCGAGGCTGTTCAACAACTGCCTGTAGATGCTCGTGTCTTGGGTTCCGTTAGCGTAAGCTCTATTTCTTTCAAACGTCCTAGACCTCTTTTTATACAAAGAGTTGTCGCGCTCTACGGCACCCCACTGCGAGGAAATGGCCTTCGCGTATGACAGACCGTACTCCTTACCCTCCTTCTCCGCCTTGTTTGCCAGCGGGTTTGGAAAGCCTACAGTGTTCTTCCCGTGCTTACCGTACATCTAACGGCAAATATAACAAACTTAGCGGTGCCATTCTTTTGGCTTTACCTTCCTGACAAACCTCTTGCCCTCGAAGTTTGAAGCTTTTCTTTCTTGCTTAACTTTTTGAGCTGCAAGAAGCGCAAGTCCTGAGCTAATAGTAAGGTCATACTTTGTCCTATTGCTGATTTTGTAGCCTATCCAATCCTCAAGAGTTCTGTTGAAATACATGTTCCCGAAGTCTGCGGTCTCTGGCTTTACACCTACGTGGTTGTGGATGTAAGCTTCGATCGCGTGAGCATGAGCCTGAATCACATCAACAGAGTTCGACGGTATCCCCTTTGTCTTGACCTTCATTGTAGACCCTGGGGGAGTGAGGTGTTTAGGTCGATCCAAGACGTAACCGTCCCAACCCCTCTTCTCAAAGTACCGTACAATACCGTATTTGTTGTTCTCGATGAGTAGCGGGTACCCATAGAAAACAGACGCCATAAGAACGTCTTCGTAAAATATACTGGCTAGATCTGGCCTAGACGCATACTCAAGCACAAACATGTTGCTTGGGGTTTTGTCATCCATGTTAAACTTGTTGTACAGATGAAGAGCCCCCTTAGAACCCCTTCCGTCAACAGTTTCGTCTAGGTCATACGAGTCAACTCCACCGCACCCATACTGAGAAAACGGAGCCACCCTCTTGCCTCTTTCTTCGTGTATTACATTTCGTCTATCCTTAGGTGGCATCCAGCTAACATGGAATCTCCCTTTAGGGTCTGGAGAGAACATTACCTCCTTATCCTTCACCTTCCAGATGAAGTTGCCTGTCACGACTGGGTTGGGGTACATGTTACTGTTCCAGTCTATTTGCTGATATATCTTTCCTATATTGAATATACTGCCTTCGATGCTGTCACGAAAAGCCTCGTCTTCAGTTAGAGGAAACTGACGTATGATCTCGTTGAGCTCAGAAGGGTCGTGCTTCAAGGAATCCCGCTCGTTCTTGAGATACTCTCTGCTTCCTTGATCTATAATCTCTTCGTCTATTCCTTCTACGGGTTTAGTCGGGTTTTCAGTGACCGCGTTTCCATATTTATCGAAGAACCCTTCCAATGCCTGGTCCGCTGGGATGAAAATTCTGTATAGCCCGCTTCGGGTCCTACCATTGGCGTTCCTCTCCGTGGGATCAGAGTCTTCCCACAAATTCTTGTATTCCTCACCACCCTTGTCCATCGGGTTTACTGTAGAACCGACGAGGGCTTTACCTACGACTTTCTTACCAACGATGAGACAAGTTCGCTCAATCCGCCATGCTTCTCGAATGTCGACAGGTTTCTCCCACTTTCCAGCCTCGTCGAGGTAGAGCATATGTAGCTTTTCTCCGTCGTAAGCGTTGTTAGTGGTGTTTTTCCAGTTGATGATAGTGTTGAGTGCGTCCCCCTTCTGTGACGTCTTATTCTTCTTGGTGATTCGTTTCGATGGTTCCCGAAAAGCGAGTTCCATACGTGGGTTCGTCGTTCCATCTTGTATAGGTTTAAAGAAGAATGGGTAGCTCCGAAACATCGGAATTACCTTCTTCATGAATATGTTTTCCTGAGAGTCTTTACCAGTCTTAGACTGGATTCCCAGGAGCTTGTCTTTTACCTGCGTAGCTTCGTCAACAAGTACAGAGGCACAGATATTAGTATAGCCAGAACGGCGACACTTAGTATATAGCTGACCGATACAACGGCTATCAGCCTCGCATGCAGCCATGTGGAGAAAGATCTCACGCTGGAACGCAAGATACGACGGATACCCGATATCAATTTTGCTCCACTGGAGGAACATGTAGTGTCTCCCCGTAATGTACGTAGGCACACCATTATTGTAAAACCAAACACCGTTACGCCTGCGCTCAAACTCTTGCTCGATGAAAGGAGAAAAGGCGCGTCGAAACTCGGCTGGCTTCTCGAACCACTCATCCATACTTCTAATCCTCGACAATTCCTGTGGCACATCGGTGCGGCGCCACATCTGCATTCTTTTAGGTAGGTCGTGGAATAGAATGTCTGATTTCTTTGGAACTTTCGGAAGAGCAATGTCAAGACCGTGGAGCGAAATAACCTCGCC